CGCGCCCAGTTCTGCCGCGTCGCCCAGGCCCCGTGACAATTCGGCCCGCATCGTCGCCATGTCGGCGGCGAAGCCCCGCATATCGATGCGGGGGACAAGATCCTGCTCATCCATCCGGATACATCTCCCGCAATCGGGCGAGCGTAGCAGGCGAAGGCGGGTCGCCCCCGCCCTGCCCCGCCCCCGTCATCGCCGTCACCACGCCCTGAAGCTCGGCCGGCGTCGCGCGCCAGAAGCGCTTGGGCGACCAGCCCAGCACAGCCCCCGCCATGCCCGCCAGCCGCGCCGCATCCTCGGCGAAGGTCACCGCCCGCCCAATATCTGGCGCAGCAATTGGCGCAGCACGGGCGCCAGCGCCGCTAGCCCCAGTTCGACCAGCGCCTCGCCCAGTTGCTCGCGGCTCAGCCCCTCGGGGACCTCGCGCAGGCAATGCCAGATCAGGGCCGCCGCCTCGCCGAGCGACAGCTTGCCCTCGCCCGCGCGCTCGACCAGCTCGAACAAGGGCCCGAGTTCGCCCTCCGCCGCGACCAGCGCCTGGAAACTCGGACGCACGACCAGTTCGCTGCCTCCGACGCGCAGCGCCGCCTCACCCCGCATGGGATTCGCCGGCGCGCTCATGCCGCCACCACCGGGCCGGAGCTTTCCAAGGCCAGCGTGTAGGTCCGCTCGCCACCGAAATCGCCGCTATAATCCAGCCGCGTGACCAGGAACCGCGCGGTCATCGAACCGCCGCTTTCGAAGCTCAACCGATAGCTCTCGATTGTGCCCGCCAGCGCATGGCCGCGCATCCGGGCCTCCGCCGCCGATCCGGTGAATACCCCTGCGCCGGCGACGCTGACATGCCGCACCCCCGCACCGGACAGCAGTTCGCGCCAGCCGCCCGAGTCCTTGGACGTCACCACCACCGTCTCTCCATTGATCGACAGTTGCGTGGTGCGCAGCCCCGCCATCGTCGCGAAGGCGGGTGGCTCCGTCCCGTCGCCGATCTTGAGCAGAAAGGCGCTTCCCTTTTCGATTGCCATATCGCTTCCCCCTTATTGCCCCACACGCCACAGCCGGGCGCGCCACTCGACGCTGGCGGTCCAGCGCGCACCGCTCTTGGCCATGCGCGTCGCCGTCACGGTCAGCCCGGCGACCCGCCACCCGTCCGAAAGTCCTTCCGGCAATGCGATCGCCTCGACGGCCTGCATCGCGGTGCGCAGCCGCCGGGGCTGCTCCCCCCCGTCGGTCAGGGTGACGGTGACGCGCAGTTCGCGCCCCTCAATCCCCGCCGCCCCCCAATCGCTGTCGCTCGGCTCGCCCAGCACGGCCTGCGGCACGCTCGCTCGGACCGGCAGCGCGTCGAACACCGTCACGCCCAAGGGCGGCAAGGCGCTACGTAGGCCGGTCAGCAATCCGCCGCGCAAAGCCTCGCGCGCGGTCATGCCCGCCTCGGCGTATCGAGCCGCATCCGCCGCCACGGCCGCCACAAGGCGGCGACCGCTGCGGGCGGCACGGCGGCGGCATCGCGATTGTCGAACAGATGCGCGCCCATGATCGCGGCGCCGTGCGCAATCTCCGGCGGCAGCCCCGCCCAATCCGCCGCCAGCCCCGCGCGGTAGCGCACCGTCAGTTCCTCGCGCGTGCGGACCCAGCCACGGCCATCGCGATCGATCGCCCCCTCGCCCCCCGACAGGATCGCGCGGACCGGCGTCGCCGACAGCGGCTGCCAGGCGACCGAGCCGGCGACGCGATCCTCGACCATCCGCTCGATCAGCAGCTGCCCGCAGAAGGATTCGGCCAGCCCCAGCGCGACGCCGGCGACCCGATCGACCAGCGCCGCCTCATTACCGTCCTCCAGCCGCAACAGCGCGCGCACTGCTCCTGCTGCCGCCGTCACGGCCGCGGGCGGCATGGGCTCCATCGTCCCGCTCATCATGAATTCTCCTTCACCGATACAGGTTGCGACAGGTCCGACACACGGGCGTCACACTTGAGGAGCAGAGACTCGGCCAGCCGCTGCCCGCCACCCCCTGGGCACCGGCCATGCCGACCCCGCGCCCCCCGGCCGGGTCCGGCATCCTCCCTGAACTACGGGGCAGCCCCCTGCCGGCTGCCCCGATTTTTCAAGCGCTTAGTTCGTCGCGAACTTCATCAGCTTGATCGCCTCCGAGTCGCTGACACAGCCGCCGACCCGCCGCGTCGCGTAAAAGGTCACGAACGGCTTGTTGCTGTACGGGTCGCGCAGGATCGCGGTCTCGGCACGTTCGGCAATGAGGTAGCCGGCCTGGAAATTGCCGAAGGCGATCGCACAGGCATCGCCAGCGATGTCGGGCATGTCCTCCGCCTCGACCACCGGATAGCCGAGCAGCGTCGCGGGCTGCCCCGCCATGAGGCCCGGCGCCCAGAGGAACTGGCCGTCCGTCGTCTTCATCTTGCGGATGCGCGCCGAGGTCGCGGCGTTCATCACGAAGCACGCCCCCTGACGGTACGGCGCGCGTAGGGACTGGACCAGATCGACCAGCCGCTCTTCCTGATTGGGCCCGAACGCCCCCGGCGCGCCCGTCGCCAGATATTGCAGCGTGCCGAAGGGGCGCACGCCGTCCTTGGCGGTGGAGATGGGGTTGCTCAGAAACCCTTTGGGCCGGTTGGTCCCATTGCCATTGACGAAGGCCTGCCCCTCGGCGCGCGCGAATTCGGTCGCGATCTCGCCCGCCAGCCAGCCTTCGACATCGAAGGCCGCATCGTCGAGCATCGCCTGGCTGGCCGAGGGATTGGCATAGAGCTCGCCCATCGGCGGCGCGAGTTCGACGAAGCTGGGCGTCGCGGTTTCGGGCCGCGCCGCCGTCTCGCTCGCCCAGCCCGAGGGCGTGCCGCCGGTGGTCACCAGCTTGCGATAGCCGGCCGAGCCCACGCTCACGACATTGGCGATGCTGCGGATCGGTGAGACGCTCTTGAGCACCGAGGCAATCGCCGCATCGATCTCCCGTGGCACGGCAAAGCCACCGCTGTCGCCGGTCGTGCCGGTAAAGGCCTTCAGCTCGACGGTGGTGCCGCTGCGCACATAGCCGTCGAAAGCGCCGCCGGTCTTGCGCGCGCCGTCCAGCACGGGTCGTTCGATCACGTCCATATCAATCCCCCTTGGTCAAAATGTGATTCACGCGGGCGAGCGGCTGCATCGGCACCGTCACCAGGCTGATTTCGAGAAGTTCGGCCGACAGGATCGCGCGAGCCGCCCCCTGATGGACGACGCGCGGCCGGTAGCCGACCGACAGTCCCGCCACCGCGCCCGAGCGGACCAGTGCGGCAAGCGTGGGGTCGTCGACCGTCCCCTCGACCGACAGCCCCGTATCGTCCTCCGCCAGGGTCGCGATGCGCCCGACCGCCTGCCCGCGATGCTGCCAGAGCAAAGGCACATGCTCGGCGCCCGCGAAGGCGCCGCGCCGCATGACGTCGCCCGCCCGGTCCAACCGGTCCCAGATCGCGGCATAGCCGGTGAAGGAGAGGCTCATTTCAGCCAGTCCTCCATGCCCAGCCGCATCACGATCCCCGCCAGCAGCAGCGCGCCGAGCAGCCGGGTCAGCCAGCCGATCGCGCTTTTCCACACTGACGACTTGGCATCACGCCACGCCGACAGCAGTTCGCGCAGCTCGGCGACATCCTCCGCCGCATCGGCGTCCGACAGGCCCAACCGGGTCAGTGCCCGCTTTGCGCCCAGCTCGCCGGCTTCCTCGGCGACCGCACGCAAGGTTACGAGGTCGGCACCGCTATCCGCTGCCTGCGCCAGCAGCCGCGCCAGAACATCGCCGCTCATGACAAGCCGACCATGGCGCGCTTCTCCGCCGGATCGAGGAAGTCGGCGCGGGCGGCCATCTGCCACAGCATCTGGCGCTCCTCGGCCAGTGCGGTGACGCGGTTGATGTCGACCGACAGGCTCGCCCCTTCGAACCAACTCGCGAGTCCCTGCGAAAGACCGCTGAGGATTCCCCCCGCCAGCGGCAGGATCGCTTGCCGCCAAAGCGCGCGGTTCGCCTCGCGGTAATTGGCATAGGTATTGTCGCCGGGTAGCCCGAGCAGCATCGGCGGCACGCCAAAGGCCAGCGCGATCTCGCGCGCCGCCGACGACTTGGCCGCGATGAAATCGAGCTCGGCGGGCGTCAGGCTCATCGCCTGCCACTTCAACCCGCCTTCGAGCAGCAATGGACGCCCCGCATTGCCGCTGCCCGCAAAGCCCTCCATCTCGGCGCGCAGCCGCTCGAACTGGTCCGGGGTCAGGGTCGAGCCGTCCCCCGGATCATAGACCAGCGCCCCCGATGGCCGCGCCGCATTGTCGAGCAGCGCCCGGTTCCAGGCGGCGGCCGCGTTGTGAATCGCGATCGCCCCCGCCGCCGCGCCCAGACAACCCAGTCCATAATGATCGTCGAGCGGATGGCAGCTCTTCACGTGCACGACCTGCGGGCGTACCGGATCGACCGGCAGCGTCGTCACCCGCCCGCCGGCACGGTAGAGGAACGCGGCGGGCCAGCCGCTGGCGTCCAGCTCCATCGTCACCCGCTCGGGCCGCAGCGCAAACAGCTCGGCGACCTGGCCGTCGGCATCGCGCAGCACCTGCACATAGGCATTGCCGTGCAACAACATATGCGTCGCTACCGTCTCCAGCAGCGCCTGCCCCTCGCCGCGCGCCGCGACCAGCGGGATCAGTTCCGGATGCGAGGCGGTCAGCGGCGCATCCGCCAGCCCGCCCGCGACCATCCGCACTGCCCGCTGCGCCACTGGATTGCGTAAGTACCCCTCACGCACCTGCGTTTCATAGGAAGGCGCCGCCCCCGTCAGCGGCACCCCCGACCGGGCCAAGCCCAGCCCGAGCAAAGGACGCGCGGCCCCCCGCCCGGCCTTGCGACCGAACATCCTCATCGTATCTGCTCCTCGAAACCATTCCTCCCCTGCAAGGGGAGGGGGACCAGCGAAGCTGGTGGAGGGGTGTCACCGCCCGCCAGGACGGACCTACCTCTCCAAGCGTGACACCCCTCCGTCAGGCCTGCGGCCTGCCACCTCCCCTTGCAGGGGAGGAAAAGATGCCCTCACAAATTCCGTATCCCCGGCGGGCCCCGCCCGGACAGCATCAGCTCGGTCAGCGCCCAGACCAGCGCATCGGCGCGATCCGGCGAGTGGCCCGGCCCGTCATAGGCCCCGGCCACCCCTAGCCCGCAGAGCTCGTCCTCCAGCGCCGGAAATCCCCGCGCATGCCACACGCGTCCTTGCGCATAGAGAAAGGACACCGGCTCCGCCCGCGCGGCCTTTCCGATCGAGGCATAGACCAGATGCACCGGCAGGGTCGGGTCGGCGAGCCGCAGCACGCTTTCGACCATATCCCCGCCCTGGTTGCGCTCGGCCACCACCCGGTCGGCGCGGTTGCGCCGAGCACAGCCCGCCACGCGCGCCGCCCAGCCTTCGGGTGACAGCCCCGCCTCGCTGGCATCCTCTAGCACATAGCCATGCCCGTCGCGCCCGAGCCCGACCGCAACGATCCCGCAGGCATCGCCGCTGCTCGTCGCAGGCGGATCGACGCCGACCACCACCCGGTCGAGCGCGGGCACCGTCTTCACCCGCTGCCGGTCGAGCAGCGCGCGGGTCCACAGCGCCCCCTCGCGGTCGTCGACCATCTCGCCGTCCAGCTCCTGCCGCCCCAGCCGCGTGTCGCCATACTGGGAGAGCATCGCATCCTGAAAGCTGTCGGGCAGATGCGCATTGTCGCTGGTCCGCCCGATCGTCTCGACACAGTCGGGCAGTGCCATGACCTTGCGCATCAGCGGCGTCGCGCGCGGCGTGGTCGTGACCAGCACGCGCGGATGCTCGCCCAGCCGGAGCGTCATCATCAGATTGTCCCATCCGGCCTCCCCCTTCCACTTGCCCAGTTCGTCGCACCAGGCGGCGTGATGCTGCGGCCCGCGCAAAGCCTCGGGCGCCGCCGCCGAGTAAGCGAAGCCGATCGCGCCCGACGTGAAATGCACCTGTCCCAGGCTGCCGATCCATTTGGGCGCTTCGCCCTTGCGCGCCACCGCCAGCAGCCCACTTTCGCCGCGCACCATTACCCGTTCAACATCGCGGAGCGTTGCGCCCATCAGCGCGATCCGCGCGCCAGGATTGTCGCGGGCCAGCGCGCTCACCCATTCAGCACCCGCACGCGTCTTGCCGAAACCGCGTCCCGCCCGGATCAGCCAGACCCGCCAGTCGCCCGGTGGCGCCACCTGTCCGTCATGCGCCCATAATTCCCATCGCTCGACCAGTTCGCGCTTCTGCGCGGCCGTCAGCGCGGCCAGCGCTTGTTCGCGCGCGCAGGGTTCCAGCATCGCCAGCGTGGCGAGCCGCGTTGCCGCATCCTGTCCCGCCATCACGCCATCCCCTTCAACCGCCGCCGTGCCAACCCGTCGAGCGCGCGTTCCAGCGCCGCATCGGTCTCGGCTGCATCGGCCCGCACCGCTTCGCTGACGCCATCACCAGCCTTGGCCAGTGCATCGCGCCGCGCGAGCAGCTTCAGATAGAATTGCACCTCAGTGGCGCTGAGCGGCGGGGTGATGGAGAGGCCGGCGGTCCCCGCACCGGCCTCTCCCCCGTCCTCCCCACCCTCAGCCACAGACAACAGGATCAGCATACGGCGCAGCAGACCTTCCTCGACCAGCGCATGCGCCGCTCCGATCGCCTCGGCCCAGCCCTTCGCGAAGCCGGGATCGCGTCGCCGCAATCCCCGTGCCGCGCCGAGCGTCTCTCCCACCGCCCGCGCCGCCACGCCCGCATCGGCACTGATCGCCAGCGCCTCCAGGAATTGCCGTCGCCGCGCCTGCGTCCACCGCGCGCCCTCCCCCGTTCCGGCCATTCCCCGCTCCCCCGAAGCACCGGGGGCAGATGCGGTCGCTCCCTTCGACCCCACTCGCCCCCGATGTTCCTGTTATGTACCGAAAGCTGTGGGGTTTGTATCCAACAAACGAACCCAGTTGGTTGGTCGCACAAAAGCGGCTTGCCAGACGCAGAAGGCGTCGGCATTAGGCGAAGCTTCCCGAGAGGGGGCGATTAGCTCAGTTGGTAGAGCGTCTCGTTTACACCGAGAATGTCGGCGGTTCGAGCCCGTCATCGCCCACCATTCCAAACATCATCGAATAGCCCCATTCCGGTGAAGGCCGGGGGCCAGTTGCCGTCTCATTACGGCTATTCCTAACAAAATGATTTGTTCGCGCGGGGCGCGCGGAGGACGCAGAGAGGTCGTCCGATTGGCTGCGGCTCGTCTTCATCACCAAGTGGAGAGAGGCATGAAGCCGCGACAGGCGGGACACGTCCGCGTTATCCGCCCCTCCGCGCGAACAAAATCTCTCTCGACTCGCTACCGTTTCATCGCATGCATGGCATCTGGACCCCGGCTTTCGCTGGGGTGGTCCGCCAATGGCCCGCGATCAGGCCAGTTTCCAGTAAGTCGCGTACCGCTCATGCGCGATGCGGTGGTAGGGGACCAGCCGCACCGGCTGGCCATCCGACGCCGGGATGGTGAATTCCAGCGGCCGGGCCGTGGCCCGGATCTGCTGGGCCAAGGCTTTCGGATCGCCGGACAGCGTGGGCGCCTGGAACGGCGTGTCGTTATACTCGCCATATTTACGCTCGCTGATGATGATGTCGGCCCCCGGCGCCAGCCCCTCGCGGCCCAGCGCACCGGCCAGCACCAGCGGGCCATAGGTGAAGGCGACGATCTCCGGCGCGGCGGGGGCGCTTTCGACGGCGGGCTCCATGACGAGGCGCATTTCCACCGTATCGCCGGTCTTCCAGGTCCGGGTCAGCTCGGCATAGCTGCCGGGCTTGTCGGAGTGCGAGACTTCGGCCCCGTTGACAAGCAGCGTGGCGGTCGGGCTCCATTTCGGATGACGCAGCTTCAGCGTCAGCTCGGTCGGCTGGCGCAGCTTCCAGCGGAACTGGGTGTTGGCCGCGTCCGGGAAGGTCGTCGCCTGGGTCAGCACCGCGCCCTTGTCCGCCCAGGTCACGGTCGAGGGGATGAACAGGTTCACATAGAGCGCGCGATCGTCGTGGAAGTAGATCGAGTCGCGATATTTGACGTGATTCTCCATCCCCGTACCGGTGCAGCACCAGAAGCTGTCTTCCGGGGTGTGGTAGAGCTTCATGTAGCCGGGCCGCGCACCCTGGAAATAGGTCGCCATGCCCGAATCCGGGTCCTGCGAGGCGAGGATGCCGTTGTAGAGCGTGCGCTCGTAATAATCGGCATATTCCGCGCGCGGATCGCGCAGGAACAGCGCGCGGGTCAGCTTGAGCATGTTGTGCTGGCAGCAGGTTTCCGACCCCTTGGCCGAGAAGACATGCTTGTCGAAATCGGCCATGGCGAAGAAATGCTCGGCATCGCCATGCCCGCCGGTCGCGAAGGCGCGGGTATGCGCCACGGTCCGCCAGAAAAAGGCGGCGGCGTTGTGATATTTGTCGTCGCCGGTCGCCTCGAACACGCGCTGGAAGCCGATGATCTTCGGAATCTGCGTGTTGGCATGCATGCCGTCGAGATAGTCGCGGCCCTGCGCCAGCGGGTTCATGATCGCCTTTTGCGAGAAGCGCTCGGCGACGCGGCGATAATCCTCGTTGCCGGTCATGAAATACAGATCGGCATAGATCTCGTTCATGCCGCCATATTCGGTTTCCAGCATCTTCTCGAACTGTTCGTCCGACAAGGGCTTGGTCGCCACGACGCCCCAATCGGCCAGTCGGAACAGCACGCCGCGCGACGGCTCGCTATCGGCCAGTTGCACCGAGTCGCGGAGCCCCGCATAGACCTT